ATTCAATATTTTAATGAGCGTCATTATGACGGTGTTGAGAAAATGTACCTCAAGTACGAAATTTCTCAAGATGATATTGATAGGGGGCAGGGAGTAACTGTAGCAGGTGGAGATGAAGTAAATGGTAAGACTGGTGTTGGTATTGTAACTACAACAGCAACTTCTACTGGAATTGCTGCAACTACTTTTAATTTTTATGAAAACTCCAATTTTATACAAGTTCCAGACTCTGTAATTGGGGTAGAAAGACTTTTTAAATTTGATACTAGTTCAATTTCTGGTGGAATGTTTAGTATCAAATATCAACTGTTTTTGAATGATCTCTACTATTTCAATTCAGTTGAATTATTACAATATTCTATGGTTAAATCATATCTTGAGGATATTGATCATTTATTAACAACAGACAAGCAGATTAGATTTAATAAAAGGCAAGACAGACTATATTTGGATCTGGATTGGGGATCACAAACCGCAGGTAATTTTATTGTGATTGAGTGCTACAGAGCACTTGATCCAGCATCCTTTACCCAAATTTTTAATGATAGTTTTGTTAAGAGATATCTAACAGCATTGATTAAGCGTCAGTGGGGCAGAAATCTTAGTAAGTTTAGAGGTGTAAAACTTCCTGGTGGTATTGAACTAAATGGTGGTGAAATCTTACAACAAGCAGAACAAGAATTGGCAGACATCAAATCTCGTATGTCAATGGAATATGAACTTCCACCCCTCGATTTTGTTGGATAATGGCACTTAATCCTTTTTTCTTACAAGGGACTGCATCTGAGCAAAGATTAGTCCAAGATCTGGTGAACGAGCACCTTAAATTTCATGGTATTGAAGTTACATATATTCCTAGAAAATATGTAAATAGAAAAACTATTATTGAAGAAGTTCAGTCATCGGCATTTGATGATAATTTTGCAATTGAAGCGTATGTAAATACTTTTGATGGATATGGTGGTGCTGGTGATATCCTAACAAAATTTGGTGTTAGTGTAAGAGATGAATTAATTATAACAATTTCAAAAGAGAGATTTGAAGATTTTATCGCACCGTTTATGTCAGGTCAGGACGATGGAACTGATGATTCTCTTTTGCCAACATCCACAAGACCTAGAGAGGGAGATCTTGTTTATTTTCCATTAGGTCAAAGAATTTTTGAAGTTAAATTTGTTGAGCATGAAGATCCATTCTTTCAATTAGGAAAGAATTATGTTTATCAACTTAAGTGTGAACTCTTTGAATATGAAGATGAAGTAATTGATACTACAATTCCTGAAATTGATCTTCAAATTCAGGATGAAGGATATATCACAACTCTTCAATTAGTTGGTATTGGTAGAACTGCGACTTCATCTGCAGTTATTCAAGGCACAGTAACTAGTGGATATGTTAGAGAAATTTTCTTAAATAATGATGGTAGTGGATATACTTCTGTACCAGTAATTGGTTTTTCAAGTTCACCTACTGGATCAGTCGGTGACAACGCCACTGCTGTTGGATTCTTGACAACAAGAGGTAGTGTTACCTCAATTGAGAAGATTTTATTAACCAATTCTGGTGCAGGATATGTAACACCACCAATAATTACAATTAGTGGAGGTGGTGGAACTGGTGCCGCTGCAACTTGTTCAATTGAAACAACAGGTCAAGGTATCGTAAGATTTGTAATGACTGATAGTGGTGTTGGTTATAGTACGGTTCCTAACGTTACAATTCAGGCACCAACTGCTAGTGGAATTTCAACCACTGCTGTCGGTATTGCGTCTCTTGGAAAGATTGCCGGTAATACTGTTGTCAGATCAATTTATATTCAAGATCCAGGAAGAGGATATACATCTGCACCAACGGTCACCATTTCAGATCCTGAAACATTAACTGGTCTTGGTACCTATCTGTTTAATGAAACTATTATTGGATCAAGATCTCAACTTGAAGCAAGAGTCAAAGAATGGGATGGTACTAATAAAGTTCTCAAAATTTCTAATGTTGGTATTGGAGCAACTCAACCAGGATTCTTCCCTGGAGAAAATATTATTGGAAAAACATCTGGAGCATCTTATCCCGTATCAACTTACACGCAGGATGATGTTTATGATAAATACACAGAAAATGATGAGTTTGAAACCCTTGGAGATGATCTCTTAGACTTCAGCGAATCAAATCCATTTGGTACATATTAATGTTAGGAAATTATTACTATCACGAAATAATGAGAAAAACGATTATATCGTTTGGAACATTATTCAATGATATTCACATTCGTCATTCAGACTCAACAGGAAATGGTATAAGCGATATAAAAGTTCCTCTTGCTTACGGACCAGTACAAAAGTTCTTAGCAAGAATTACTCAACAACCAGATCTCAATAAGGCAGTTCAAATCAATTTACCAAGAATGTCATTTGAAATGACATCTATTCAATATGATTCTACAAGAAAGTCAAGTTTAGTACAAACATTCAAGACTTGTGATGATGGAAGTAAGGTAAAGAAAGTCTTTATGCCTGTACCATATAATATTGGATTTGAATTAAATATTCTTTCAAAATTAAATGATGATTCTCTACAAATTATTGAGCAAATACTTCCTTATTTTCAACCACATTTTAATCTTACGGTAGATTTAGTTGATTCTATTGGGGAGAAAAGAGATATTCCAATTATCTTAGAGTCTATTGGATTTCAGGATGATTATGAAGGTTCATTCGATACTAGAAGAGCATTAATTCATACACTTCAGTTTACAGCAAAAACATATCTGTTTGGTCCAATTGCGGATAGCAGTGATGGACTTATCCGTAAGGTACAGGTTGATATGTATGCTGATACAAATACTAAGACAGCAAAGAGAGAAGTACGTTATACAGTCACACCAACTTCTAAGATAGATAGAAATAATGATGGTGTTATTGATGCACAAGATCATGCACTTCTTATGCCTGGAGATAACTTTGGATTTGATGAGGACATACAATTCTTCTCAGATAGTAAAGATTATTCTCCATCTAGACAAACTGATATTTAATAATCATGAAAGATAGTTATGAGTCAATTGACAACGCACTTGAAATTGAAAGTAGCATTGTTGAATCAAAATCAATTAAACCTGTTCCAATAAAGCAGGATAAGAATGATATAACAAAAGATTATGAATATACTCGTGCAAACTTGTACTCTTTAATAGAAAAAGGACAAGAAGCAATCAACGGTATAATGGAGTTAGCGGGCGAAAGTGCTAGTCCTAGAGCATATGAAGTTGCAGGACAACTTATTAAGAGTGTTGCAGATACAACTGATAAGTTAGCAGATTTACAAAAAAAGTTAAAAGATTTAGAAGAAGATTCTACACAAAAAGGTCCTAGTAATGTTACAAACAATGCGTTATTTGTAGGATCTACAACTGAACTGTCAAAACTATTGAAACAAGGTTTTCTAAATAATAATGATGCTTCAACCAAATAATGGCAAAGTCATGTAAAAGGGGTTATTACTATTGTAATAAATCCAAAAAATGCAAGAAAATTCCTAGAGGTTACCACGTAATGTCTACAGGATATTTAATGCGTGATAGTGATCATAAGGATGATAAAGAAACTGAAGGCAAGAAAAAAAATGGTAATGGGAATGGTAATGGGAATGGAAATTACTCAAATGGCAATGGCAACGGGAATGGCTCCTCTTCTAATGGAGGTGGTGACGGCGGCGGAGGAGGTGTCTCTGAAGCGTGGAGTGCAAAGTACAAAAAATCCATCGATTGCGATAATCCAAAAGGATTCTCTCAGAAAGCCCACTGTGGGGGTAGAGAAAAAGTAAGTGAAGGAAAAAATGGTGACCATGAGGTCGCTATGGCACAAAGTCAACTTAAAAAGTCGGCTAGAAATATCAAAAAGGTTAGAAAAGCATTAGGTAAAAAGGAAAAAGATATTCCTGCCTGGATGCAAGCAAAGATTACTGATACTGCACATGACACCGACGCTGCTGCTGGTTATGTAGACAAAATGGATGAAGAAGTAATTATTGAAAAACGTGATGGTAAATCCGCAAAATCTAAAGGTTACTCTCTTCGCGATTGGTTCAAAGGCGGTGGTTGGAAACAGACTGGTGGTAAGTACGACGGAAAACCTTGTGCAAAACAACCTGGACAAAAGACTAAACCATACTGTCGTGACGCTGATGATCGTGCAGCAATGAGTAAAGATGAAAGAAATAAGAGAGCTGCTAAAAAACGCAAAGAAGATCCAAATCCAAATAGAAAAGGGAGAGCAAAGAACGTGACTCAAGAATCTTATTCAAACTGGAGATCAGACTTAGCACAAATAGATGAAATTGCTCCTATTGTCGCAATTCCTCTTGTTGCTGCAGGTGGATATGCTGCATATAAGGGTCTACAAGGTCTGGGAAAGAAAGCACATTCAGCATTAGATAATGCTAGACAAAATACTACTCTTAATGGAAAGCCATTTGGTGCTGGTGCTAGACAAAGAGCAATTGAAAAGAATGCCGGTGTAAAACCAGGAACTTTGGATCCAAAAATGCAGAGACTTAGAAACTCATATGAACCAGAAGGTGAGAGCATTGATGAGATCGCTCCATTAGCAGTTGGTGCTGCTCTCGCTGGTTTAGCTGCAGCACCAGGTCTTGCTAAAAAGATCTT